ATGGCCGGGCCGCGCAAGAAAGTTTCGCGATGAGCTACGATTTGCGATCGTTCGTCCGGTTCGCCCCGAAACTGAAGCTAGAGGGCATGCCTCCGCTCGTATTGGAGCCCTTCCAGCGTCAGGTCCTCCAGGACCACTTCGGGCCTGCGATCGAGCTCGTCACGATCATCCCCAAGAAGAACTACAAGACCACGACCCTGGCCGCTCTGGCCGTCTTCCACGTCCGAGAGGTGGAGGACGCCGAGGTTCCGGTCCTGGCCTCTACCCGGGAGCAGGCCGGGGTCCTGTATCGCCAGGCCGAGAAGATGATCCGCCGTTCCGGCGAAAAGGACGGCCGGCGAAAGGATGTCTACCACCTCGACGGCTTCACCTACGAGGTTCGTCCCGGATACAAGGAGATCCGCTGTGTCGAAACCCGAGGGCTCATCAAGGTCCTGCCAGCCGAAGCCGGCGCTGTCGACGGGATCATCCCGACCCTTGCCCTGGTGGACGAACTCCACCGTCACCCAAACGGTGAGCTCTACGGCGTCCTCAGTGATGGCCTTGGCGCCCGAGATGGCCGCATGGTCACAATCTCTACGGCTGGGTCCGACGAGGGCTCGACCCTGGGGCTGATGCGCCAAGGCTTCCGTGAACTCGACGGGGTGAAGAAAGGACGCCACCTCCGGGTCCAGGATGGCTCGGACGTCTTCCACGAATGGGCGCTGGATCCCGAAGACGACCCCGAGAGTCTTCGAGACGTGAAGCGGGCCAACCCGGCCAAGGCCATGACCATCGCCAAGCTCCGGCGCCGCCAGCAATCCAAGGGCATGACTGTGGGCCGCTGGCTCCGTTTCGCTTGCGGAATCTGGACGGCGGGTGAGGAGCCGGAGATCCAGGCGAAGGACTGGGATCCACTCAAGGTCGACATTGGTCAGGTCGAGCGGGGGGAGCGGATCGTCCTAGTTCCATCGGTCGGGCACAACGCCGCGATCGCCCTGGTCGCCCCACGGCCTGAAGGACGGGTGGCCTGCAAGGTGGAGATCATCGACGCCGAGGAGAACCGCTCGATCTACGTCAAGACCGAGGACCGCATCCTGGAGATGTGCCGAGACTACGACGCCGAGATCCACGCGCCGGGGGTCGGGTTCATCCGGTCCCGCGAACTTCTGGCCGACAAGAGGCTTGCAGTGGTCGAAGCCCCGCAGTCGGTGGCCGCTCTTTCGGCGGCTACGGGGACCTTCAATCGGATGCTCCGGGCGGGTCTGCTGATGCACGACGGGGACCCAGTCCTCCGGTCTCACGCCCTCTCGGCGACGATGAAGACGAACGAAGCTGGCGAGCGGTACGAGGTCACCGATCGGTCCAGGGGGTTGATCGCGCTGGTGATGGCGGTCCACGGCGTCACGGAGATGGGCGAACCCACACCGCGGATCCACATCTACAAAGGGGCATAGATGGGCTTCTGGGACTTCCTGACCGGTGGGGTGAACCAGGCAGGGGAGAAGCCGAACGCGAACCCGCCGTCCTCGGTCGGACCGGCATCGGTCGCTGGTGATCCGGACGGCGTCGAGATCGTAGGACTGGAGGTCGAGCCGCGGTCCCTGCCGTCGTTCTACCCCTCCCCCTGGGCTGGCTGGCCTTCCAGTTGGTCGACGCCGAACTGGGACATGGCCTCCCGGTTCAACGAGCTCGTCGACGTGGCGTGGGCGTGCTTGGACAAGAACGCCTCAGCCTTATCGACGTTCCCCGTCTTCCGCACGCGGGAGGGGAGGGTCATCGCTCCGGCATCGTGGATGGTGAATCCCGACCCGGCGATCTACTCCTCGTGGGAGGAGTTCGCCAAACAGCTCTTCTGGGACTTCCAGCTCGGCGAGGTGTTCCTCATGGAGATGTCGTCGTTCTCCGACGGCTTTCCGATGCGCTTTCGGGTCATGCCCGGCTGGGCGTTCCACGTCGAGATGGAGAACGGTGTCCGCAGGTACCGCTTCGGTGGGATCACGGGTCCCGACGTGACTGACGACATCCTGCACATCCGATACAAGTCCACGACCGACAGCCCTAGAGGCGTTGGGCCGCTGGAAGCGGCTGGTGGAAGGATGCTCACGGCCGGCTTGCTGGCCAAGTACGTACGAGAGGTCGTAGCTACTGGTGGCTCTCCTCCGCAGACGATCGAGACTGAGCAGAGTTTGGACGACAATGAGGCGCAGGATCTCATCTCGCAGTATCTCGCGAGTCGGGTCCAGACCCCCTCGGCGCCGCCAGTGTTCGACGGTGGTGCCAAGCTCGTTGATCATCCGGCGGTGTCCCCTAAGGATCTGACGATGCTGGAGATCAGTCAGTTCAACGAGTCTCGCATCGCGGTGCTCCTCGGGGTGCCGCCGTTCCTGGTCGGGCTGCCGTCTGGTGGTGACTCGATGACCTACTCAAACGTCTCGTCGCTGTTCGACTTCCACGATCGGCAGACACTCCGAGCCCTCGCAGGTCACGTGATGAGCGCGATCTCGTATTGGGCGCTGCCCGCCGGCCAGAAGGCAGAGTTGAACCGCGACGAGTACAGCCGACCGCCTTTTGCCGAGCGGGCCGACGCGTGGGTCAAGCTTGTCGGCGCAGGAATCGTAGACGTGGAGACCGTGCAGCGTGCCGAGCGGCTCTTGGGTGAGGGGCAGGCGACACCGGAGCAGGTTTCGGCACCGATCACGGCCATCACTGGAGGTGAGGAATAGGTGCCTTGGCACGTCGAAAAGCGTGAGGACCGCTACTGCGTCGTCAAAGAGACCGACGGCTCAACGGAGAAGTGTCACGACACCAGAGAGCAGGCCACGAGGCACATGGCCGCGCTCTACGCAGCCGAATCCGAGAACAGAGCCACATCGTTCTCGACCGAATCCTGGGACGGGAGTGCTGGCCGGTGGCCCGACGCCGCTTCCTACTGCCGATCCTCGCTCGTGGACAACAACCCGGCGGGCGCCGAAAAGACCAAGAGCGAGTGCCACTTCCCGGTCAAGGCTCCGGGCTCGAATGCCTACAACGTCAACGCACTCCGGGCGGTCGTTGGCGGCAGAGGGGCGCAGGCCGAGTTCCCGGGAGCTGAGGCGGCGCGTGCAACAGCTCGTCGGCTTCTGGCTCAGTACAACTCATCCACCGAGAACAGGGCAGAGCGAAGTCCGATCGAATCGCGTGCGGCCACCGTCGGGGAAATCAGCTTTCCCCAGCGGACGATCGAGGTCCTGGCCGTTCCCTACGACCAGGAGGCCCTCGTCGAGTATCGCGGCGAGCTCTGGCTCGAATCTTTTGAGCGTGGCGCGTTCGACGGAATCCAGGACCGGCCTGACCAGCACAAGGTCAAGGCGTACCGTGATCACGTCGCCGGCGCTCACATGCGGGGGACCTCGACGTCCGGCCTTGTCGGACAGGTCGTCAGCTTCGCGCCTGATCGTCCCGATGGGCTGCTGGGGGTGACGAAGATCGCGCCGACCCCGCTCGGGGATGAGACGCTCACGCTGGCCAACATGGGCATCCTTGGCGTCTCGGTAGGGTTCGGGGTCCGAGGAAGCGACCAGGTCCTCAACCGTAGCCAGCAGCCACCCCGTAGGCGCATTCGGCGGGCTTTTGTGGATCACCTAGCCTTCCCCGATAACGGCGCCTACGAGGGCGCCCAGGTAATTGATGTGCGCCGCGAGCGGCAGGAAGCCAGAGAGCTTCCCAAGCTTGAGACGCCGCGACTCGACGAGATCGTTGCGTGGATGGAGTCGCGCAGGTAATCTTCCGCAGAAGCACGACTCACCCCCGTAGGGAGAGGAAGCTGCGCCGCAGGGCGCGGTGGGTCGCGGCAGATGCTCGCTGGCCGAGAGGGCCATCCCAAGTCCACGGCGCAACAGGAGTGCGCCCAAAACCTCTCATGGGGGTGAGTTATGCCACCGGAAGGCACCAAGACCGACGCGATGATCGACCGCCTTGAGCGGGAGATCGCCGAGCGAGACGCGTTCATCCAAGGCACCGTTGCAAACGCCCAGGACACCGAGCGCGATCTCACACAGTCGGAGAACGAGCTCGTCACCGAAGCCCGCAAGCGCATCGAGGTCGTCGAGGAGCAGCTCGAAAGCCTCAACGCGGCCAAGGTTCGATCGGAAAGCGCCCGCCGCAAGGCTGCCGAGGTCCAGAAGCAACTCGCGGTGATGCGGCGTGGCGTCGACGACGGTGATGTCGAGTACCGCTCGGCCGGCGAGTACGCACTGGAGATGTACAAGGCGGCACTCGGGGACCGGCAGTCACAGGAGCGGCTGGAGTATTTCTACCGCGCCGCAGCTCATCAGAAGACCGGGGACAACGCCGGGCTGATCCCGAACCCGATCCTCGACGGGGTGATCAACTTCATCGACGCGGCCCGGCCGCTGGTCGGGCTGATCGGACCTCGACCGATGCCGGCCGCCACGTGGTTCCGTCCCCTCGTTACCCAGGGAACGTCGGTGGCGGTTCAGGGGTCGGCCGGTGCGGCCGCAGATGAGAAAGCCGAGCTGGTGTCGCAGAAAATGACGATCACCCGCCTGACCGCCAACGCGGTCACCTACGGCGGGTACGTCAACGTCTCGCGGCAGAACATCGACTTCTCCTCGCCGGGGGTCATGGACACGATCATCAACGACCTCGCAGCCCGGTACGCCGTGCAGACGGAAGCGGCGCTCGGGACCAACCTGGACGCCTCGACCTCGACGAACGTCGGCTACGGTGCCTCTCCGACCGCGGCGTCGATCCGTGCGGCGCTGTGGACTGCGGCGTCCACGGTCTACACGGCCACCGCGGGCCTCGGTCGGGTTGTCCTGGCGCTTTCGCCCGGACGACTCCCGGTGTTCGGGCCGCTGTTCGCCCCGATCGTGAGCGTTGCCCAGACCGGAGACGGTCTGTCCGCCGGCGATTTCTCGCAGGGGCTCATCGGTGCGGTCGCCGGGATCCCGACGTACATGTCGGCAGGGCTGGGGACCAACAAGGCGTTCCTGTTCTCGACCGCTGCGGTGGAGGTCTACGAGCAGCGCGTGGGAACGCTCCAGGTCACCGAGCCGTCGGTGATGGGCGTTCAGGTGGCGTACGCGGGCTACTTCACGCCGCTTCGCCTCGTGGACAACGGCGTCATCGAGCTCACTGCAACATAGGCACTGGGGGAATAGGGGAGGGGTGTTCGCGGCCCCTCCCCACCCCTAGAAAGGAGACGAGGAATGGCCGAGGCAGTAAGCGTGCAGGCTGATCCGACCCCGGACCCGACGCCAGAGGAAGCGTCGCGACTGCGGCTGCAACTCGAACGTGACCTTGCGATGTTCGAGGCCGCGGGCATGGCAGACCAGGCCAAGGCGGTCAAGGCACGGCTGAAGGAGTTGCCGAAGGAAGAAGTGGCGGAAGTCGAGGAGTTGCCGAAGGAAGAAGTGGCGGAAGTCGAAGAGGCCGAGCTAGACACCGGCACCGGCAGATACGAGGACCGGACTGTCGCTCAGCTCAAGGCGCTTGCCGAGAGCAAGGGCCTTCCGACCTCGGGCACCAAGGATGACCTCATCGCAACCCTCAGGGAGGGCTAATGGCAACCACGATCTTCCGCAGAGACCACCTCCTTCGGCGCATCCTCAACCCCGGGACGACGGCCACGGACTATCTCGGCCGTCTGACCACGGCCACCCTGGACTCCTCGGGGCGAGCGCTGGTCGCGATCGACTGGCCCGGTGCTGTAGCGAACGCGCTCGGAGACTACGTCGACATCCCCGCGACCAGGATCGTCTACCGGTGCACGGTCGCCGGCACGTCCGCGGCCGGGACACCGACCGCTCCGGGGGTCGGGAGCACCGTCGTCAGTGGAACGACAACGTGGCTCCAGTTGACATCAGCGGGTACCTAACCAATTAGATGGCTGATCCGTTCGCCACCGCCACGGAGCTCTGCGAGTTCATCGGGCAGCCTGTCCCGGATGATCTCGCACGTCTTCAGTCGCTATTGCTGAGGGCGTCATCGCTCATGCGCTTGCATTCTCGCCAGACGCTCTCGGTCGTGGTGGGCGATGTGGTGACGCGCTATCCCACGGCGTCGACGTTCCTCAGTCTCCCTCAGCGTCCGGTGACGGCGGTCTCGCAAGTGTTGGTCAACGGGGTGGCGACGACAGACTACTACGTTACCCCGCGAGGGATCCGCTCTGGCAGTGTCGCATCCCCTGGGTCGGCTTGGATCAGTGGTGCCACCGTGACCTATACGCATGGTTTTTCTGAAACCGATCCAGAGTTCGAAGGCCTTCGGTCGATCTGCATCGAATCTGCGGCGCGTGCATACGCGCCAAATGCGAGTGGGGGGCCTGAGGTCTTGAGCTCCATCTCGCTGGAGTCGGCTGGCTACGCACCGGCGGTATTCCTGACTCAGAGCGAGAAAGATACGCTGCGGTCTTTTATGCGGGGGCTGGTGAGGTGAGCGTCGTCATCATCGGGCTGCCTGAAGCCATGGCGAAGATCGCGGCCATCCCTGCGGTGGCTGAGGCTGCCGGCGAAGCTGGCTTGACGGCGGGCAAGATCCTGGTAGCTGCGCGAGCTCGGGCGCGTGCTCCGAAGCGGACGGGGAAGATGGCGTCTGGGATCGTTCCCGTTCCCGAAGGTGTCGCAGCCGTAGTGGACTACAGCCGCTTCGTCGACCAGGGAACCATCTACATGGAAGCCCAGCCCTTCCTCGAAGACGCTCTCGAAGAGACACAGGACACCGTTTCCGACCTGGTCGGTAACGCCGCCAAGACCGCGCTCTACGCGCTATAGGGAGGAAGCATGGCAAAGCTCGCCGCATACGGCACCGCATTGAAGAAGGGAGCGACCACGATCGCGGCCGTCTCCAGCCTCTCGGGGCCGAACCTTCAGGCCGACACGATCGACGTGACCACCCACGACTCGGTCAATGCGACCAAAGAGTTCGTGTCGGGCCTGATCGACGCGGGAGAGATCGCCGGAGCGCTGGTGTTCGACCCGAACATCGCGACACACATCGGTCTGTGGAACGACCTAGTGGCTAGGACATCGGCCTCGTATTCGATCGTCTTCCTGTTCACCGGTGGTATCGAGACCTGCACCTTCACGGCTTTCGTTACTGGTTTCGGGCCAATCGAAGCGCAACCGAATGGCGCCGTCACCGCCCCCTTCAAACTCAAGGTGGCCGGTGCGCCGGTCTGGTCCTAATGCCAGAACGGCGAACGGTCAAACCACCTGAGAAGCCCGAGGCGGTCGAGCTCACGGTTGACTTGACGGGCCTGGATCACGTCAAGCTATGGGGCTGTCCGGTCTGTGGACGAAACGGGCAGGACAAGGCGCAGATCGAGGCGCACATCGCACAGCACGGAGGTGAGCAATGACGAAGTCCGCAGCCTTCGGATCCCGGCTCGCCTTCGGTGACGTCATCAAGACCGCCAACCCGATCACGGCCTCAACGAACCTACTGACCGTGACGGCGCATGGCTACACGGCAACCCAACCGGTGATGCTGAAGTCCGGGCTCATAGGTAGTGCGCCGTTGATCGCGAGGAAGGTCTACTACGTCAAGACGGTTCTGACCAACACCTTTGAACTCGCGCTCACTTCGGGTGGGGCGACCATCGACATCACCTCGGACGGGTCGGGACAGGTTACGGCACTCACCGACATCGCACAGATCAGCTCGCTCTCAGGCCCGAACCTCCAGGCGGATACCATTGACGTCACGACCCATGACTCCGCGAACGCCACAAAGGAGTTCGTCTCCGGTCTGATCGACGCTGGGGAGTTCACGGTCGGGCTGGTCTTCGACCCCAACGTGGTGACGCATACGGCACTGTGGAACGACTTGGTCGCTCGGACCAGCGCGTCCTTCGCCCTGCACTTCCCAACGCTCTTGGGTGTCTCGTGGGGCTTTGAGGGATTCGTCACTGGCTTCGGGGCGATCGAGGCTCAACCCAATGGGGCAGTCACCACCACGGTCAAGATGAAGCTCTCAGGGGCACCGAATGTCACGTAACGGACAGGGGGAGAAGATGAAGGAGCTGACCGCAGCAGAGATCCTCGGCATGGAGGACATCGTTGAGGAGCTGGTCGAGGTGCCCGAGTGGAAGGGCACAGTCCGGGTCCGTGGTCTCACAGGACGGGAACGGGATGCCTACGAGGCTTCACTCATTGAGCAGCGTGGCCGCAGCACGAAGGCGAATCTCCAGAACGCTCGGAGCAAGCTCGTGGTGTTGTCGGCTCGCAACGCCGATGGATCCCGGATGTTCAACGAGGCCCAGATCGGTGAACTATCAGCGAAGTCCGCCTCGGCCTTGAACCGCGTGTGGAAGAAAGCTCTTGAGCTCTCCGGTATGGGGGATGAGGACGTCGAGGAGTTGACGCTGGGTTTCGACGACGCCCCGAGCGAGCCTTCTACTTCCGCCTGACCCTCGCCCTGGGGCACCGCAGCGTTGCCGAGATGCTCTCGTCTGTCTCATCACGTGAGATCAGCGAGTGGCAGGCATACGAAGCAGACCACGGCCCCGTATGGCTAAGACCCGACTGGGGGCCGGCCCTCATTGCCGCCACGCTTGTGAATATGAACCCCTACCGGGACACGGCGCGTCACCCGGAGCCCTTCGGGATGGAGGAGTTCCTCATCGGCGGCATCGCCGAGTTCGAGCAGACGCCCGAGCAGATGGCGATGATCTTCGAGATGACCGCAGGGATCGAACGGGCTCGCGAAGAGCAGCAGAAACTACTGAGCTAGAAAAGGAAATCCCCCCGACCGAGAAGGTGGTGCCAAACTCGGCCGAGGGGACGGTGTGAAGCCTAAGAACTCTTGCTGATCCTTCCGACGAGCAGACCACCGAACCACACGATAGCTGCCGCCACGATCAGAACCGGATGGGTCAATTCCCACTTGAGAAGGTCGACCATCCTGCACCACCTTTCTCGGGCTCCCGCCCGAATCTGCACCACCTTGCATGTAGGAGTCTATCAAGTTACACACTGAGTATTCAAGGAGGTCCATGGCTACTCTAGCGTCCCTGCTGGTCGTCATGGGGATGGATACCTCAGCGATGCAAGCTGGTGCAGCTAAGGCTGAGGGCTCGCTGGCCGGATTGGGTATCTCGGCGCAGACGATGAGCAAAGTGATCCCTGTGGCTGCTGGTGTGGCTGCTGTTGCCGTTGTGAAGTTCGCTGCCGATGCCGTCGCGGCTGCCAGTGACTTCAATGAATCCGTCAACAAGATCAATGTAGTTTTCGGTGATTCCTCGGATCAGGTCATCAAGTGGTCCGAGACGATGGCGGGCTCGTTCGGCATCTCTCAGCAGGCGGCGCTCGAATCTGCCGGCACATTCGGCAACCTGTTCGATGCGATGGGCCTTGCCTCGGATGCTGGCCAAGAGATGTCCCAGACCCTTGTGGAAATGGCCGCCGACCTGGCCTCATTCAACAACGCATCCCCCGAGGATGTCCTAGCCGCTTTGCAGTCCGGCCTGACGGGCCAGATCCGCCCACTTCGTCAGTACGGCATCGAGGTCTCGACTGCGGCGTTGCAGCAGGAGGCTTTCGCGGAAGGGATCACCAAGAGTGTCACACAGATGACGCTGGCCGAGAAAGTGCAACTTCGCTACGCATTGATCCTCAAGCAGACCGGCAACGCACAGGGGGACTTCGCCCGGACCTCGGAGGGCTTGGCGAACCAGCAACGCATCCTCGCCGCACAATGGGAGGACTTGCAGGTCGCCATCGGGGTGCTGCTGTTGCCCTCGGTCTTGGAACTCACCAGCGCATTGAATGATCTGGCCACAGTGATGCTGTTCATCACTGGTGCTACCGATGATTTCGACAAGAAGGTGCAAGACGCGGCGCTTCACGTCACCGACAAAGCATTAGGCTTCGGCGGGTTCGTGCTCTCCCTAACCAGCGGCCTACCGGTCATCGGCAATGTCGCCGACGCCTTGCAGAGTTTCATCCATACAGAGGATGGAGTGGTCGAGGCCACTTCCCGCACCGAAGAGCAGCTCAAGGATCTCGCTGGGCCAATCCCGGTAATTACTGACGCCTTCGAGAGGCTTGCGACTAACATGCCGAAGGTCGCCAAGGCATTCCGGGACACCCGCGATGCTTTGCTCGGGGAGATTCCCGCACTCCGTGGGGTAGCCACCACCTTCAAGGAGACCTTCACGCTCAAGCCACAGGAATTGGTGCACATCACCGATAGCTGGGCGAAGATCGCCAGGACCATCGCCCACGACCTACGAGAGATCGCCGACTCCGATCTCAAGCCCAGGATGCGCGAAGCCATCGCCGCCCTTCCACCAGAGATGCGGAACGCCTGGGTTGAGGGCAGCGCAAAGCAACGCTCCGCGATCGAGCACTCCATCCAGACCACGTTCAGCGTTCAGGACCAGATGCCCAAGCTGGCCAGGGAGGCTCTGACCGGCGGACAGACGGTCGGTATCAGTCTGACGCAAGGCGTAGTCCGAGGAATTGTGAGTGGTTCCCCAGCCGTTGACGCGGCGGCTAGGGATGCCGTCCTACGAGCCATAGCCGCAGCAAAGAGGGCTGCGGACGCTACGTCGCCGTCGAAGAAGATGGCCGAGCTCGGCCGTGACTTGATCGAGGGGCTCGTCCAGGGGATTCTCAAGGATCAGAACAAATTGCTTAACGCTGCGGAGAAGGTAATGAGCGCACTTCAGGACAAGCTCAGCAACATGCTCAGTAAGGCATCGAGCTTCGGTCAAAGCATTCAGGGCGGGTTCTCCTCGTTGTTGGACATCTCTGGCGCGATGGGCGAAGGCGTGGACATTCAGGGCTTCTTCCAGCAACAGCTACAAACGGCCGGCCAATTTAGTCAGATCCTTCAGACGCTCCAAGCGCAGGGGGCTGGCAAGGCGCTCCTATCTGCGGTCACTGGTAAAGGCCCGGAGGCAATCCCGTTCGCCCAGCAACTCTTGCAGAGTGGACCGGCTGGGATCGCGGAGATTAACAAGGCCTACAACGACATCGCCAGCATCGCCGAAAAGACTGCCGACGCGCTTACCAATCGCTTCTTCGGTGAGAAGCTGGCAGACCTGCGGCATGACGTGAAGGACCAGAAGGACATCCTGGTCGACATCCGTCAGAACGTGAAGTACCTGGAGAAGATCAACGACCAGCTCTCCAACGGAGCGGCCGGCAATATCACCGTCAACGCTGGCGCCCTACTCGGGACCAAACGTGAGGTCATGGATTGGATCCGGGAGGGGCTAATCGCTGCCGGACGTAGCGGTCAGGGTCACCATTGAACGCATGGCCTCCCTCACTCGTCCGAGCTGATTTCACCACGCCGGAGCTTCAGATCCCCACGGACTGGACCGATCTATCCGGTTCGAGGATCCGAGGCATCAACATCCACCAAGGTCGCAGTCGGCTCTTGGCCCAAACGGAGACCGGACAGGCGACTGTCAAGATGAGCAACCTCGACCGTACCCTGGACCCGACTGTTCATCCCGAGGTGAAGCCGGGGGTTCATCTCCAGATTCAAACGCTCATCGGTACTCAGACCATTGATCTGTTCCGTGGATACGTTCGATCATGGGGGCAGGAGTGGCCGGGGAAGAAGGATGCCGTCACTCCGGTCATCGTCGAGGACGCCTTCTCCCTGCTGGCCCGGTACGAACTCGCGGGCGATGCCATCGGGGAGATGCTGACCGGGGACCACCTCGCCGCTGTCTTGTCGCTCTACGGTTGGCCGGCGCCCGGTTCCATCCCACCGGGTAAGACCTGGTGGCGACTCGGTGTCGCCGGCTTCTCAGAACTCGGGACCACCACGTACCTCGGCGGGCAAGCGCAACTGTTCGACACCGGTACCTCGACGATCATGGCGACCACTCTCACCGGGAACCTGCTTACCCATCTATTGAACGTTGCAGAGAAGACTGAGGGTGGAACGTTCTACGTCGGGCCGTCCGGTGACCTGATCTTTAAAGCACGACCTTCCATCAGCGACCCATCTATCGGGACGTGGGGAGATGGTGAGGGGGAGCTTCATTACACCGACCTGATGATGGATTACGACGATGACGAGCTCTACAACGACATCCGAGTAACTCGTCGTGGTGATTCCGTCGCCAGCATGGCTTCCGATGTTCCCCCGAATACAGCACCGCGAACGCTGCCGCTCACTGACGTGTTGTTCTCCACCGTGGGAGCAGCTCAAGATCTCGCCGACGAACTCCTGCGTCGCTACCAGACTCCCATCCTTCATCCAATGCGGATGGTCATGCGTCCTCCTTATGAGAGCCCATTGTGGCTGGCGACCTTGGGAGTGGAGCTAGGGACCAAGATCACTGTTCGCCGCCGTCCCCCCGGGACGGGAGCCATGATCGAGCTGGACTGCTTCATCCTCGGTGTGACCTACGACGTCACACCGAACGGCTGGGAGATCACCTGGGATCTGGCTCCGGCCGAGGAGTTCATCGACGGGTACTGGTACCTCGGTGTGCCCGGACGCTCCGAACTCGGCACCACCACGGTCTTGGGATAGGGAGGATAGATGGGTTGGCCAGTCTCGACTCGGGCAACGGACTATTTCATGACGGCGGCGGTCTGGAATGCCGATGTCGTCAGCAACTTCAACAATGGGGTTCGTCTACTCGCCTACAAGTCCGCTGATGAGTTGCTTGCAGCGAACACGACCTTGCAGAACGACGATCACCTGCTCTTCGCCATGACGGCCAACGACGTATGGACAATTAATGTCGGGCTGCACCTAATCGATGCGAGTGGTAACGCAAACTTCAAGGTCGCATTCACCATTCCTTCGGGGAGCATGATGCTGACCGTGACGTGGCGTGATACCGGCAACGCGATCACCCAGTTCAACTGGACGGTGTCGGGTACATCGCAAACCCTCCGGGCGGTGTCGGGCGGGCAATACTGCAATATCGCGGGGACCGTCACCAACGGGGCAACCCCGGGCAACTTCCAGATGCAATGGGCTCAGGCCACATCTGACGCCGGCAACACGACGGTCAAGAAGGGCTCATCCATCACGGGGATCAAGCTGGCATGACCGTCCCCGTCATCGATCTACGCGGTGCGGACCTCAAGGTGAACGCACGACTCACGGCGGCCATCGCCAAGCTGTCACTTACCAAGGCATACAGGGCGCCGCTTTCCACACCCCATTGCGGCGACTGGACACCGCCTGGACTGGTTACTCGCCGGTTCCACTACCGCAGCGGCAAGATCGTGGACGTCACGTTTCACGCCAAGGCGATGATGGCCTACCTGAAGGCGTTACGCCTGAAGAAGAACCTCCAGGTGACGAACTCGACGAACGGAAGCTACCGGACATACGCGCTCCAGAACGGCCTCTACCAGGCGTATATCAACCACGAGCCGGATTCGCATTTGGCTGCGAATCCCTGCTACGGCTATCACCGCTGCGGTCGTGCTGGGGATCTTGACGATCTCGATAACGACAATCGGAAGTCACAGGAGAAGGCCATGACCTCTGTCCGCGTGGCCGGCATGCGCTTCTATCACGGGGACGTCTTTGGCGATCCTCCTCACTACTCCTTCGGCGTTCTCGGGTGAAGCGCGCCGCGGCCTGCCTACTGTTCCTCGCGGTCATGGCCGCGGCCATACCCGCAGAGGCGCACGGCACGGCGAGCATCCGACGCCACCGGTTCACGATCGTCGATGGATCGGCCAAGGTGCGCGGCATCTACGTGACGAGCAAGCGGCATCCGCGGATGCACGTCACCGCGTTCATCATCCAGGGCATTCGGGTCATCGGGGAGAAGAACCGCGGCTGCTCCTCGTGTACGCGGGTTCGTGTCCAGCTCACGGTTCCCTGCCGTGTGGGCCGACCCGTGTATGCGGTGGTCCAGGGTGACGTGCGAGGAAATGGGCACTTCGCCGTGTGGAACTCCAAGACCCTTGTCTGCGAGGCGCCCTGATGCAATGGTCTGTGATCGGAGGCTTCGCCGGTGCGGTCCTCGTGGCCATCATCGGGTATCTGGCCGCGGTCCGAAACGCACGAGGCAAGATCGCCACGAGCGAGGCGAGTGACCTGTGGGAGGAGTCCCGAGCCATCCGGGCCGACTATGCCGCGCGCCTTGCCCGCTGTGACGAGCGGATAGCTCAGCAGGAGGATCGCATCACGATCATCCAGGCCGCCAATGATGCCCTGGCCGAGAGGAACCAAACTCTTCAGAGGAGAGTGCGCGAGCTGGAGGGAGCTCTATGACCATAGAGCCGATGAAGGTAGAGCCGATGACGCCGGGTGCGGCCGTGGCCGTGACGGAGATCAAGAAAGCACTGCGCATCATGGAGATCGCGACGATCGCCCTGATCATCGTGGTGATGGCGTTGTTCATCATCGGGTATGTCGACTCGACCAACCAGCGTACCGCGATCAAGGAGACCGCGACGCAAAGCCACAACGCGCTATGCAGCTTCGTCGATGATCTTAAGGGCCGGATCCAAACCTCTGAGGAGTTCCTGGCCGAGCACCCCAACGGAATCCCCGGGCTGTCCGTCGAGGTACTTCGAACCTCCATCCGGAATCAGAAGATGACGATCGAATCATTGTTCAACCTAAAATGCTGAAGGAGGGGTAAGTGTGAGTATCAGCCTGACCGCACTGCTCGCGCTCGCCTGCATCATCATCGGGTTCCTGGTCGCCCTGTTCGAAGGGTCGTTCCTGTTCCCGCCGTTGG